ATAGCAACTAAGATGTCCAATGGCTTGCCTGCGTAGGCTTTGGGTACTAGGTTGGATGCTGCCAGTTCGCCGGCGAAGGTCTTGGCTTCTGAAAAGGTTGTCGGCAGGAAGCCGTTTCTGACTGTCACATTGCTCATTGTTTTTTCTCCTTGATGGTTAGGCTTGACTGCCGGATTGAGTAGCCCTCTTTGGCGGGGATGACTCGCTCTGTTGTTGCTTTGTAGTGGCGCATCGGCCAGCTTACTTGGTACTTCCCGATCTCAGCTTTGGTAGCTGTTTGCATTGCTTCTTTGATACGTTTCTCTCTGTCATCTATGATGTCTTCGCATTGCTTGATGTCCTGCTTGGCTTCGTGGATGTCTCGCGCCCACTGTTCGAACTCACCACCTAAATGGACTGTGGCATCTTCGGCAGTCCCCCATGTCCTGTTGGCATCATCACTGTTGACAGGTGGATAGTAGTCAATATGCCTCTCTGATTTCCAGATGTCAAGTCTACGTTGGAAGTCGAGCGTAGCTTTTTCGATGGCCCGAAGGGTAGGTTCGTGCGGTTTGAAAAGAAAAATCCGCAACTCTGTACCGCGATAGAGGACTGCCAGAGCGCCCCATTTAGCGCCTGTGATGTCCATCTGTGCCTGCAATTGGATTGGCCCCCTGTAGAGGGCTGGGGTATGTTCTGGCGCGACTGAGGTTAGCTTGGCTTCGATGATGCCGGTACCTGTTAGCTGCATGATGTCGCCGTCCATGACCATGATTCCTTTGTCGGGGTCATTGGCAACCACTATTGCGTTTCCATTTGCTACAGCATCTATGCTACAGGCCAGCGGCAGCAAGGGGTGAAAGCGAGGTTCAGGGTGGTGTGTTACCAAATCGGTAACGCCTAGTCGCTCTGCTGCTTTTTCAATGATGACGCGCTCTAGCGTATCGCCCCACTGCATTGCTTCATTTTGTGATGATGTTGAATCGATGCCGTTTATAGCGCCTATGCTGGCTTGTAGCTCGTCATTCGGGCTTCTGTATTTGCTGTATCCCATGATTGCAGGCAGGCGGGAAGCGGACAGCATTGTGTTAGGTGTAACTTTTCCGACCATGATAGACCCCTTATTAAAATGGAAAGATAACGCGATCAATGATGCGTTCGATCATTGAATGATTGATTGAGTAGCCCTGTTGCTGTGATAAGTGCAATAAATGCAGCACTTGGTAAGCATCTTGCTCGGTAATGTCAGGGTTTATTTCCTGAACAATGGCAAGGGATACAGGGATTGAGGGTTGCTTAGTTAGGCAGACTGGCATGATGGCTCCCAAAGGGTTTATAGGGCTTTAAAAAAGCCGGAGGGTATCCGGCTTGGTGCTGCAATAAAAAAGGCTTGTAGGGCCTGTATTAGAACGAGAGCAAGACAAAGAGAAAAGCCCACATTATCAGGAAAGCAACTAGGCCACCGATAGCTTCGATAATGGTAGTTTTCATGCTGTCACCTTGCTAGCATCAAAGCAGAAAACGTATCCTTTACCATCGGCGCTGTCACCAAAGCGCATATTGTTAAGATTCCAATCAAGACCATTGTTTTCAACTAATGCCTTGACAGCTTCAAAATGGGCTAATTCATATGACAATTCATATGGGTAGGAAATTGTTGCTTGCTTGCCTGTGCTTGTGTATGCCTTGATGCGTGAACCGCGAGTGTTAGCGGCAGGTATGAATTTGGTGTGAATGGCGATCATGGTTGCATTTCCTTTTAGGTTTAGACGGATTGTTTAGTAGTCAAGCGGAGAAACTGCCGGATAGCCTATTGTCATGCGCGAATCGAATTCAGACGAATCCATGAATTCACGCAAATGGGTGAGAGATTGAAACCAGTAGTGCCGGTGGCTAACGGATAACAGGTAATGATGCTCGATCAGCTTTGAATCGAATCTGTCTGTGTATTTGTACTGATAAGCCATTGTCGTTCCCCCTTAGTTATATTTGGCAAGGTTGTAAAAGCCGAAGCCGAGCAGAGCAGCGCCCGACAGAGATAAGACAGCGCAGGCAGCTACTGGCAAGCTACTGATGACAGCCAGCAAGGTAAGCAGGTTGAAAGCTACTGATGAGAGGATGAGAGCGGTTGAGTCTTTCATGATGTCATTTCCTTTTAGGTTTGACAGCCCCCGAAGGGGCGGATTGTTTAATTGCGCTCGTTGATGAAATCCCACACTCTGGTGTGATGGATGGTAGTTATATCGTTTACGATTCTGTCGGGTTGACCACCTGAACGAATTACAGCCGGTTCTGTCACGTTAATCCAGCCGCCGATTAGTCCCGATACTTCTGCTTTGTATCCGTGCTTCTGAAGCTTTTCGATAGCGATTTCGATTAGTGTTTTCATGATGTCGTTTCCTTTTCGGTTGACGTTTATCAAGTGATGCGGAACTAAGTATAGGCATTGCTTGGCAAATGGCAAGTAATATATTTTAATCATTGCCTGCATTGTGATAGATTCCGCCAATGGCACATAAGGCTACTCTATTGAGGTTGCGTCCTGAGATACGCGAGATGCTCGACAAGCTTGCGGCAGATCAACGCAGGTCAAGGGTGAGTATCGTTGAAGCGGCAGTGAGAGAGTACTACCGCAGCAGAGAGAGTACTGAAGATAAACTTAGCAGGATGATAACTAATGCAAAGCTTTGAGCTACCGGATGAACCGATCATTAAGCAACACAGGCCGCAAGACTTGCGTAAGTATTCGATTGTGCCGATCAGAGCAGCAGCAGACAGAAGGATTAAGCCAGCGGCCATGCGCGTACTGCTAACAGTATGCAGCTATGCCAACAGAGCAGGATTGTGCTGGCCGAGCCATGCCAACGTAGGCAAAGCCCTCGGAGTTAGCAGGCAAGCGGCAGGCAGGCAGATAAGAATCTTGAGAGAACTAGGTTATTTCAAAGTAGTCAAGAATCACAGCTATGGCAAGACAGCGCAGATCATCAGGGTTGTCTATGATGAAACATTGTCAAATAGTAACTTGATGGACTCGATCAAGTTCGAAGACTTGCCGCCTACCTTGCAAGCTTGGAAAGAAAAGGAAACCATCGAATTGTTAAATCAGGATAAAGAACCGTTTAACAATGTTGCAGTAACGGCAAGCAGGAAGGATGAGGGAGAGCTAGTAACAAAAGCATATATCGCAAGATGGATATCTCTCAATCGACAAGCAGGTTTTAGCAGGTTAGCAACGCCCGAGGATGAGGTAGTCATTGCTGAGTTAGCTGCGGCAGGGGTGACAGTGCCTGTACTTGACGACATCGTGAGGGCTACTCTTGCTTCTGTAGCAGGCACTAGCCGTGAGCCACCGCATAGAATCAGTGCATTTCGCAGGCAGGCAATTGATGCCATATTGAAAAGGGACCATGTTCCCCCCCTACCGTAGGTATGTGGGCGTGGGGACCCTACTCAATTTTTCCCCAGATTTTTCCGCTTGCAGGTTGGTTTTGGCCTTGTTCCACTGCCTTTTTTATAAGGTATCGGCCCGGAACCGAGGGAGGTTTAGAACTTTTAATTATATAAAATGGGGAGTCTCGGTTCCTCTGGGATGGGCGCTGGCCCGGCAGTGGGAAGGTTGAGGCTAGGTTGGCTACGAAAGCTACAGACGTGCGAAGGGAGTCGTAGATATTTGCATGGCTTTGCAAATGTCTTCCAGTATCCGTTTAGCATCTAGTGTGTAGCCACTAGGGAAGCTCAGGCCGTATTACCGTTAGGTGCGTACCGTTTTATTGCTTCCGACCCAGTCTTCCCTTTCGGGTGGTACCGTTCTTCACGGTTGGGCCAAATGTATATCTCATGCCATTGAGGGCGCGACTCCTTACGCCCGGATACTTGTTTCTACCTTCTCCAATCGGTTTGATCCAGATTGGATTTACCTACGTTGCAAGCCTCACACAAGACTTGCAGATTACTTGGTTCAAGCTCCAGCTCTGGGAACTTGGAACGTGGCTTGATGTGGTCTACGTGTAAGTAGCCATCCTTCGAGCCACAGCACATACAGATTTTGCCATATTTTACAAAGATGGAGTACCTAAGCTGTCTCCATTCTTTAGTGATATAGAAGTCAGAACCCATGCCTTTTTGGTATATAGGCGCATTGCTTAAATTGACAGGCTTTGCCTTCTTTGATTGCTTTTTTGAAATGGCAGTAGCTCGTTGAGATATGAGCTTTTGAATTTCAGGGGATTGACTGGCTAGTTTGGCAAGTGTCTTCTTAGCCTTTTCTTGACGCTTCTTTTTTTTCTTGGCAGCGTCTTTGTAGATGGAAGGCTTGCCGTAGCTCATCGAAAGACGAACCGGGCCGATGGTGGGAGTTTTCATAATGGAAAGCCCATTGAAAAGACCTTGTTAGCGCCCCCCGATGGAGTTTTCGGAGGCAAGGCCTTATCAATAAGCTTTCAGTCTGGCGCTAAACAGACGATTAAGATTATACTCAGTTGCCAACTGTCGGCAACAATATTTTGGAGAGCTATATGACTAATTACGTGACTCCGTACGAGTTAAAAGATAACCGTGGGAATCTGTTTTTAAACAAGAAAAAGAAGAATGAGGATAGCCCGGACTGGTCGGGTAAATTGAAGTTGAATGGGCAGGAGTTTTACCTGTCAGCATGGGAAAAGAAGACAAAAGCTGGGGATACGTTTTTTAATGTGTCTCTAGGTAAGATGGTCCCAGCACAGCCGACAATAAACCAGCACAGTATAGATAAGGGCAATGGGTATGCCCCCGGCGATAGAAAAGACACGCTGGATGAGGAAATCCCATTCTGATATATTGACAGGGGGAAAGCGGATTTTACTGTTCGGCATATGCCCCCACGCGGCAGAAGTTCAGTAATGGAGCGAGTACCCATCCTATAACCCCAAGGGGAGCCACATGACCTACCTGTTAGCAATATCACTAAGCCTGCCACCGCCAGATACTTTAGAGAAGTGCTTTTGGCGACACTACTGTACGCTAGAGAAGTGCGTCAGTTGCTCAATCTGCTGTTATGAGTCATCCTGTATGAAAAGCTGTTTCTGAAATACGGGGGAAAGCTGTGTCGATCAATTGTAGGTCGTCAAGGGTTACAGTGAGTACCCCACCCGATAATCCGAAAGGAGCCATATGAAATACCTGTTCGCACTCTGGCTGGCAATTACAGCCCCTCTGGTCTACGCGACCTGCACCTATAACACTTACTGCGATGCTGGCCGGTGCGTTACTTGTACCACCTGTTGCTATGGAGCAAGTTGTAATACATCCTGCTACTAGCAGGGTTTAGCCCAGCCGCAGGTGGCGCAGGTTTTTTTGTTTGTTTTTCCCTGCTAACAGCGGCAGTGTGGAACCGGCCCCTATACTGGTGAGACTACACGGACACCTCGGAAAGACGAGGGCTAACACGCATGATATTTAAGAGGAAATTATGGACAAAGACTTTAACTTTATCCGTTTGCCTAAAGGCATAGAAATGAGAAAGCCCTATGCCGGAGAGCTTGAATACTTTAAGAAAAACGCAAATGTGGCCGGAATGGCAACGGAAGACAACAAAGTCATTTTGAACCCATATTCAAATCTCAAACCAGAACAATATCAGTCCGTGGCAGTAAATGAGGCCAGCAGAATTATTATGCGGAAGCCAGAGTTTAAGCCGGACTTTGAATTAACAAATCAGCAAAAAGCGTTTCTTGACACAACCACATATAAAAACGCAAGCGAAGACGAAAGGAAAGCAACAATTGCCGCAAGGATTTTGTCAGATGATCCTAGTAGCGGAGTGCCGACTGCACAACAAAATTTGTTTGTGAATCTTTTGCGAATGGAACTTTTGAAAAGATAACAATGTCTGTAAGCAAACAAATACCATCGATTAAGAACTGGGGCGGCGTTCGCAGAATCCAAGAACGATTAGGCGGCTCCACCACTATCGCTAAAAACAGAGAAGCAGTGGCCTATGCCCTGCTAACCATCGCCAATACCAAGTTGACCGACATCATGGAGTGGGATGAAACCGGCAACATTAAGGTAAAAGCCAGCAAAGACATCCCTGAACACGCCCAGCAAGCCATCAAGTCCATCAAGGTCAACGAACGCTACGACAAAGAAGGCGGCTGCACACGCACACTAGACATCGAACTGTACGACAAAGTGGGTGTACTACGCATCTTGGCTAAAGCCTCTGGCTTACTAGATACCGTTGAAGACTCCGATAAACCGAGCGTGATCGGTATCAACGTCAAAGCCCCTGAGATCATCGACGCAGAGGAAGTCCGTGAGCAAAACTAAAGAAGCAGGTACCAAAGAGATGCCCGTAACCGGGCTGAACTTAGACTTTTCCACCAGCCCAATGGCGTGGAAATTCCTGCGGTCTAACGCTTTCGTTCGCGGCATCATGGGGCCAGTAGGCTCCGGCAAGTCATACGCTTGCTGCGCTGAGATCATGATGAAGGCCGTGCAGCAAAAGCCTTCTCCGATTGACGGCATTAAGTACAGCCGCTTTGCGATTGTCCGAAACAGCTACCCAATGCTGAAGACGACGACCATTAAGACATGGCTTGACCTGTTCCCAGAAAATACTTTCGGGCCACTGCTATGGACACCACCGATTACCCACCACATCCGACTGCCTGCGAGAGAAGGTGCCGCTGGAATCGATTGCGAAGTCATCTTCCTTGCACTGGATCAGCCAAAGGATGTCAGAAAGCTGCTGTCGTTGGAGTTGACCGGTGCATGGGTCAACGAAGCACGGGAACTACCCAAAGCAGTCATCGATGGACTGACACACCGAGTCGGACGATACCCGACTAAACGTGATGGTGGGGCAAGTTGGCACGGCATCATCATGGATACCAACCCAATGGATGACGACCATTGGTGGTTCAGACTGGCAGAAAAGGAGAAAATGAGTGGGGCCTTCAAATGGGAGTTCTTCAGACAACCCGGTGGAGTCGAAGAAGCAGATGTTGCAGAACTTCCAGAAAATCCTGAAGCTAACGATTGCATCTATAGTGCAGGAAGGTGGTGGAAAAAGAATAGCAAAGCTGAAAACATCGGCAATCTACCAGCAGGCTACTACCAGCAAATGCTCCTCGGAAAAAACCTAGACTGGATTCGCTGTTACGCCGAAGGTAAATACACTTATGTGCAGGAAGGCCGACCCGTCTGGCCTGAGTACGACGACAATATGATGTCAGCCGACTTGGATTACGACTCCAGCCTGCCCATCCACGTTGGCCTTGACTTCGGCTTGACCCCAGCCGCCGTCATCGGACAGAAAACAGGCGCAGGTACATGGAATATCCTGCACGAAATCGTCACCTTCGACATGGGCCTTGAGCGTTTCGGCCAGCAATTACTAGGGGAACTGAACGCCAGATACCCAAAAGCCCAAGTATTAGTGTGGGGCGACCCCGCCGGTATGCAACGTGACGCTATTTACGAAGTCACCGCCTTCGATCACCTGCGAACACTGGGTTTACGCGCCCAACCTACCCCCAGTAACGACTTTAAAGTACGTCGAGAAGCCGCAGCCGCACCCATGCAACGCCTAATCGGCGGTAAACCCGGCCTGCGTGTGGACAAATCCTGCAAACTTCTTAGGAAATCCCTAGCCGGTGGCTACCATTTCAAGCGAATCTCAGTTGGCGCAGGGCAAGAACGCTTCCGGGACGCACCCAACAAGAATGAACACTCCCACGTTGGCGACGCATTCGGGTATCTACTACTAGGTGGCGGCGAACACCGCAGAATGACCAAGAATTCCCACCTGCCCACAGGAACATTCACCGCACAAACCATCGCTAACAGCGACTTCGATGTCTTCGCATGATTGCCTTCGACTTAAACGAACAAGTCCGTCGCCCCAATGGGGCGATTTTTATGCCCTACGCCCCAGACCATGTTAGTTACATAAATACTAACAACAAAGACATCCTTTGTATTGGGGATAGCGTTTCTCGTGAGCAACTGGTGACCGCTCAAGCCAACATGGGGGAGGCCACAACCGTCATGATCTACGGTCAACCTGTCGGCGTGTTCGGTATGGTGCCACTTTGGCCGGGCGTTGCCGAGATGTGGTTCATCCCAGATGAACGTCTACGCGCCTACCCTATATTCATGACCCGTGGCGGCAGAGCATTTATAGATATATGCGCGATATCCTACGGTTTACACCGGCAACAGATTACAGTAAGGTGCGACCACGAAGCAGCGGTTAAATGGGCGAATGCTATTGGATTTAAGCAAGAAGCTATCTTAAAAGCCTATGGAACAGATAAGGCTGATTTCTACATGATGAGTATTGTGAGGCAAACATGAGCGGATTATTTGGCGGTGGCTCAGATCGGGCTGTCCGCGCACAAATGGAAATGCAGCGCCAAGCCAATGAGCGTGAGGCAGCGCGAATTAAAAAGCAAGAAGACGAGATTGCCGCATTGAAAACAGAAGAGGCGATGCGCCTGCAAGCGCAAGCCAGAGCTAGACGGCGTGGCGGTCAACGCGCATTGCTGTCTGCCGAGCGCATGGACGCAGAGGCAGGTCTACCACAATTGGTCGTAATGGAATAAGGAGCTAATCATGAGCGGTGTAGCAAAAGGCGTTGGTAAAGTTTTTACCACTGTAGGCAAAGCAGTATTTGGTGATAGCAAAAAAGCATCAGCTGCTACAAAAGCAACGACTGCAACAGGTGGTGCAGCCGCTACAACAGCAGAAGCGTCACAACCTGCTGCCCGTGTTGCCGCACCAGAAGAGCGTTTCCTTGCACTACGTCGTCGTCGTGGATCACGCACACTGCTGTCACAAGAGCGTCTCAATGCGGAATCTGGCCTTGGCGGTGAAACGACAACGCTCGGAGGAATGTAATGGAAAAGTCCGACAAGATGAAGAACAAAGTTGCCAAAGTCATGCGCGAGTACAAAGCTGGCAAGCTGAAATCATCGAGCGGACAAAAGGTTAAGTCACGCGATCAAGCGATTGCCATTGCAATGTCCGAAGCCGGTATGGCGAAGAAAGGCAAATGATGAAAGAAGTCTGGGATAAGCCACGCCCTAAAGACTTGGGCGAACCGAAGAAGCTATCGCCAATGCAGAAGAAGGCAGCACAGATGATGGCAAAGAAAGCTGGCCGTCCTTACCCAAATCTCGTCGATAACTTGGCGGCATCAAAAAAATGAAAAAGTTTTGTCCCGTTTGTTCCGAGGAAAAACAAATTGCTGATTTTTGGAAAGGGCAATATTGCTGCATAGACTGTCAAAAACAAAAACAAAAAAAATCTTGGAACAGCAGAACTCCAAAAAAAAGACTTGAGCAACATTTAAAATATAAATATGGGATAACTCACTCCGAATTTTCAAAAGCTTGGGACGAACAAAATGGATGTTGTTCAATTTGTAAAAAAGAATTGCCCGACTTAATGGTTTATGAAAATAGAAAAAGGGGTTATGCGATTGACCACAATCATGTTACAGGTGAGTTCCGTGGTATTTTGTGTTTGCCTTGCAACTCTGTTTTAGGCTTGGCAAAAGATTCTGTAGAAATTTTAAAGGCAGCCATTTATTACCTCGAAGAACGCGGGTCGTATGGCTTAACTTTGATAAGCAACATGAGAGCCGCGAAAGGGAAATGAGATGTTAAAGATTGAACTTGAGATGAATGGCGACGACGAAGAAGAGATGAAGAAGCCGTCAGCCCTGCAAAAGAAAGTGGCACAGATTATTGCCAGAGAGAACGGTAGGAAGAAGCCCAACAAAGAAGACATGATGCGGGCTGCGAAAGTAGACGAGGAAGAAGAAAATGGCGACTAGAGCATTGCAGTTTGTATCAGCCGACCGACACGCAAGGATTTACAAGTGGGAAGGTCTCCTGATGGGCGACGATGGTGCCGCGCTTCAGGTCGATGAGTTCCACAACATCACAATTCATGGCTTCGGTAGCTTTTCTGGTAGCGCAAACCTCAATATCCTCGGCTCGAACAGCGGTACAAACTTTGCTGTTACTAAGAAACATGACGTTGGATCAATGATCCTGACGGCTGACTCGATAGAAACTTTGCTAACAGAGCCACGGTTTATTAAGCCATCGATTACTTCTGGTAATGGAAGCACGGATATTGATTGCTGGGTGATATTAAGGACTGACGGGACGACATGAGTAAGCTGAAGGACCCTGAAGGTGGTTTGACAGCCGCAGGCAGAGCGCACTTCAAGCGTAAAGAAGGCGCAAACCTAAAGCCGGGTGTCAAAGGTGCAGCCGATACGCCAGAGAAGATGCGGCGTAAGGGGTCGTTCTTGACGAGATTCTTTACCAATCCGTCTGGCCCGATGAAGAAGCCCAGCGGAGAGCCAACTAGATTGGCGTTGTCAGCAAAAGCATGGGGCGAACCAGTGCCAAGCGACCGTTCTGCCGCAGCAAAACTGGCAGCAAAAGGCAGGGCTTTATTGAAACGATACGAAGCGA